TTTTTCTTCAATACGTGCAGGTGGAAACTCTTGTTCCATTGTATTTGGGAATCGTTCAAGAAACGCCTCATTCAATACATTGGTAAACATATAGCGACCATCTTCAGAGCCTTTACCTTTTGTATTAGCAGTGGCAAACACGGTAAAGCCAGGTGCAGGTGCAACCAGTTCATTCTTTTTCTTTAGCAAGAATGGTTTACCCTCAAGCACACGTTGTAAGCACGACAAGTTTTGTGCGCCATAGTCAATCTCATCAACACAGAGAACGGCACCTTGGCGGGCTGCCACTGTCACGGGACCGTCACGCCATTCCATTTGGCCGTTGATCAAAACATAGTTGCCAAGTAAGTCACCCTCATCAGTATCAGGTGTCATTGATACGCAAACGAATTTGCGTTTGGCTTTGGCGCAGGCCTGTTCGATACTCATGGTCTTACCGTTACCAGACTGACCAGTAATGAACACAGGGAAGAATTGTTTTGATTTCACAATTGACAACACATCATCAAAGTTGCCAAAAGGTACATAGTTGTCATATTGAGAAGGAACCAGATTCTCAATTTCAAGATCAGTTGTCACATTAGCAATGCGACTACCTTGCACAGGTTCGGGTTTTGCCATAGGTATTACCTGTGCAGCCAGACTGATAGCGGGAGCAGCACCAGAGGCGCCAGGAACACGATACACACCACGCTTGATCTTATTACTCTCATCATTGGTGAACCAGTAAGGAATCGCTAGACCAGCATTGGAGGCAATGTCTTTCACTTCTGACAACGATACCTCAGCCTTACCAGTTGCAAGAAGAGCATCAATAAAAGCCTGACGTTTATTAGCACGACTTGTCATAATATAAATTCTCCATCACTTTAGGAACTACCATTATAAAAGGATACCGCCACTTTGTCAAGCAGCGGTATGTTATCAAACTGCTATCATACCGATGAAACGTGATACCAGAACACGATTGACCTGACGATTCTTGGTATACTTACTGAAAGCCTTGGTCAAAGTTGAGGTGGTAACTTTTGTTGGTGCCTCAAAGTCATCATCATCAATATTCAAATCAGTACCACCAGGCAAAATAAAGAATGATTCATAGCCAGGATTCTTTGATTCAAGATACTTTTCTTTGCGAATCAATCTCATGTACTTAGAATATGCCTCTTTAAGTTGATAGTAATTCTCACGTGGTGATTTACGCAGTTCACTAATTTCATCATTAACCAAACGGCGGCGCAGGGCACTTTTCATATTGAAATTAGGTGACAAATAGAAGCCGATGATTTTCACACCAGTAGTTTTTATCAACCAATTACTAATAGCAATACGAACACCATCATCACCTTCGGGTACCGGTTGTTGAATTTTATTTTTCTTATCATTCAGGAAAACATTGTGATAGTTTGAATTAAAGAAACTACGATTGTTCGAAATGCTTGCACTCTCATTCAGATTGTGATACGAATTGATATCATCAGCATCACCGTCATGAACCACACACAAGTTTACAATATCAAGATTGTTCACAGTGCGAAACTCTTTGATGATCGATTGGCAAGCAATCAGCGCCTCAGTCAACGGTGTATTGGAAAGTGAATCGGATTGTGGGCGATAAAAATTCGAACCTCTAGAATAACGACCACCCGACCAAGCATTCATCAGGCACAGAATATTCTTTGTTGCCTTAGAAAATTCTGAGTTGCTCATCTTTGAGTTAATTAACTCACGTAGATACACCGAAGACAAGTACATCTCACGATTGTTTTCTGAGAAACAACCATACGATTTACCTGTACCAGGTTCTTCACGGTAGTCAATCGTTTCACGAACATGATCGGCATTACCGAAACCATATGCTGCAAATGGAATGTTTACTTTGCGGCAGAAGGTAGCCAATACAAGTATCTGTTCATATGATGCACCAAGGTTCTCTGACATTGAACCAGACTTATCAAGCAACAAAATCAAGCCGTGCGATTTACCTTTAGGCACACGCATTACTTTTTTGAAAATGTTGTCATCAATCTGATATTTGAAAACACGGCTTACATCAATGTCACCAGTTGACGATGTTTTCGCTTTAGAAAACTTATCGGCAGCCTTACGCATTTCAAACTCTTTTGCCAACAATGAAATGAATCGTTCGTTCTTACGACGAAAATCATTGTACAGTGTGTTGGCAATAGATTGATAGTCAGAAGGTCGCTGTTTCGAAAACTCTTCAGTCAAAACCTCTTGCACACGTTTTGCTGGCGTAACAATCTTTGCAAGATTCGGTTTAGGAATGTCAATGTAAACATACTCACGTGCATGTTTTGCAATGAGTTTGCCTTCATTGTTGCGGAAGTTTTCATCAGTCTCACACCGTGGCTCAGAACTTTGATCCTCACGTACACTCTGAGATTCTTTGGTGCGATTTACACCATCTTTGTCTTCACCTTCACCATCGCCTTCATCATCACCTTCCTCTTCACCATCTTGACTGCCACTTGCCGATGATTCTTCTTCCTGATCACCATCTTCACCTTTGGCTTTAGTCTTAGACTTTTGTTCACCTTCACCATCAGTCTCAGCATCACCGTCATTTGAACCGGGTTGGGTTTCATAATCTTCATCACCCTCATCAGACTCAAAATTATCTTGAGGCATATTAGTCTGAGACTGTTCTTCTTTAGAATAATCCCAAATCTCATTGGTAACTTTGAGAACATCATCCCAAGTTTCGCAAGCCTGAACACGGTCAACAAACTCCTGTTCTTTTGCATTGAATGTAACAGGAATTGTGTAGCCAGATTTTGAATAGATATTCAAACGATCAATGAACGACATTGTATCAACATCACGACCAGCCAGACCAAAAAAGTCTTTAGCCATAAGTTCATTGAAGCCGTTGACAAACGAACGGCGTAGGCCAGGATAACGGCGCTTTTGACGTTTTTCAATACGTGCATCTTCAACTACATTCAAAAAGCCTTTGTAGTTTTGACCACGTTCATGTACAGCACCATGCCAACCATCGGCAGGTGTATCGATAGCGTGACCAACTTCATGACCCATTAGCAAGTCATAAAGATCACCTGACATTTGTTCCCAAATAGGACAGGTTAGAACACGATTTTTGGGATCGAACATTGCCGTTGGAACTTTGGCATGTTGAACGATAAGATTCTCGGTGGCCATGAGTTTGGCCAGACCGGACTTTTGATTCTGAATGTTACTCATTTGATAACCTCATCAATCATTGAGTAACCATTATATATGATTTGACGGGGTTTGTCAAGCACATCGAAAAAGTGTTGCAAAAAAGACATCAATACCTCCATATCAAACTGTACACACCATTATAACTGGTGTGCTGGAGATTGTCAAGTTTCTTTTTTGCTAACGACCGACCTGTGGCAGGTACTTAGCCTTGGTCTCTTCCCATGTCAATTCGATAAGGTCATCATAAAACAGTGTATCATAAGATACATTGTCTTTCTTCATCAATTGCTTGATACGACCTTTGGCATGTTTGTCTCTCCAAATACCAACAAGTGAATCATAGTCGGTAGGAAATGCTTTGACTAATTCAGACTCTTTGATTCGGTCACAAAGAAAATCATTCGTGTTTGTATACAAAGGACTGAAGTAAATGCCACGTGCATGTTCAGAACGAATCAGTTCTTTAGGTATATTAAGTTGTGAGTAAGTAAAGTTCAGTGAACGATTCTTGTGGTCACGTTTGTGTGGTTGACCGCTAGGTTTTTTTGCTTCATACCATTCAAAGTATTTACGTGTGTGATTCTTTTTCAACCACTCACGAATCTCGTAACGTGTATCCTTTTCTGGTTCAAACGAAACGGAACCAGAAGTGAAACCCATAGGTTGCCAATGATCAAGGTTATCATACTGTGACAAACCACCTGCTTTTGTTTTACCATAAAGAGAGGTTGTAGTTACACCAACTAGTGTATCGCCATAATTTTGTTTCCAGATTCTTTGCACTTCATCAGACAAGCAAAGTAAAGCAAGTAGTTTACCACCAACATAATTAAAACCAAGTGGTTGAAAAGGTACAATCGTAGAACCAATGGCAGTATGATTGATCATTGCGCCTTGTGTCTTGCGTTCACGTGACCAACCAATAAAGTTATCACGTGGTGTCAAATCAAGAAAGTCGGATGAAATACAAATAACACCAAGATACTTACCTGTAACATCATCTTTGACAATGAAGTTTAGATTGCGACCGATGTTTGAGTTGTTCTTCATCGTAGAGATGAATGTACGAATTGTATTCCAAGTTTCTGGTAGTTTTTGATTACGTTTCTTTGTAACGGTTACAGTTGAGCCATCAATACCAGTCTTTGTGATTTCACCTGAATCGTCTGTATATTCAAGAACAGGCTTGAGATTCAAATAATCTTCAGCGGATTTTGGTATCCAAATATTACTTTTAACATCTTCAATCAACATTCGTTGTGTTGAATCAACTAATGATCTTTCAGTACCAAACAGTGTTGATACTTCTTGAGTTGGATACTTGTCTTGTACTTCACACCATTTCTGGTATAAAGTATACTCTTTAACATCCATACATGAAACGTAGGTCAACTCACGTGTGACCTTTTCACGCAGATAGTCGGTGTCAATGTCCAAGAAAGAACTGGCAGGATTTTTATCCTGCCATTCTTGCCATTGTTGCTCTACGAATGTTTTCTCATCCATTTTTTTTACTATTCCGAATAATTTTTTTCACAAGTTTATTTGCCTTTTGTCTAGCCATTTTTAAAGCAAGAGGCTTAACATGACTAGTATATCTTATTCCGTTCAAATGTTCAAGTTCATGTAGAAAACAACGTGCAGATAACCCATGTAGTTTCACCTGTTTAATATCGCCCAATTCGTCGGTGAACTCCGCTTCAATCCATGATGGTCTATCAACATTCAAAAATAAACCAGGAAAAGATAGACAACCTTCTTTGTCCTTTACGGGTGGACCTTCTTCAAGAATTTTTGGGTTGATGCATACAAGTTGAAAATCATCGGTGCCAATAACAAACATTCTTTCGGCAACACCACATTGATT